TTAATTCGAAATGAACGTAAATTTCAATCTGGTTCATTAAAGCCATTTAAATTTAATGGGTTGGTAATGATAACTGCAAATGAACCAATACAAACGACAGATCCTACATCTGGGCTTGCACGTCGTCGTCTTACTATTCCTTTTGATCGACCTTTCACTGGTAGTTCAGCTCAACAACGCACCTTAATTGATATGGATGATAGCGGTAATCCATTTGGTGATTTCGCTAAATTACTCCCAGGATTAGTGAACTGGTTATTAGATATGAATGAAACAGATATGCGTGAATATCTGATGGAAACAAATCAAAAAGTTTCATTCTTTGCCAAACATCATCGAGAACAAATATTAAAATCAAATCAAATTATGGATTGGATGGATCATTGTTTAATTTTTGATCCAGGGAGTTCAGCACCTGTTGGATTAGCTAAAAATTCTCAACCAGGTTCTAGTAATGTTTATGTATCTTGGGATAAATGGCTTTATGCAAGTTATTGTGAATTTTCAAGAGGATCTAATAGCAATATTCTTGGTCGTAGTAGGTTTGAAACTTTATTAATGGATGTTTGTATCCATCAACTTCGTTTAAACATTTACAAATTTAAAGATCGTAGAGGTATGAGAGTAAAAAATATATCTTGTCGTTCCTCTGATCAAAAGTATTCTGATTATCCTTCTATTATTGAAGTTGGTTTAAATAAAGAAAAATGGAGAAAAGAATATGGTGACATTATTGATAAAAAAGAAACTGAAGAAATAGAAGAAGTTTAATTATTTATTACATTTTTTCTCTAATATATGTATATTTAGATTAGAAAATAAAAATGTAATGCCAAAAAAACCTAAACTTTTATGGTGTGGAGATATTGTTGCTAAAACAGGTTTCTCTAGAGTAACTGAAAATGTTCTTCCTTTTTTAGCAAAACATTTTAAGATTTCTGTTCTTGGTAATAACTGGTGGGGAGATCCAACTCCTTTACAGAAGAAATATACAATGTATCCTTCTTCTAATAGATTTCAAACTGCTCCTTTTGGTGAACAAAGAATAAGAGAAATAGTGAGAATAGAAGCTCCTGATCTTATCTTTAGCATTAATGACATGTGGATCATTAATGAACAATATAAACAAATAAAAGATTTTCATAAAGATAAAAAATTTAAATTCATTGGTTATGCACCTATGGATTCTTATGGATGGACTGGATGTTTAGCAGATACTTCCAATGATTGGGATGGAATTATTTCTTATACTCAATTTGGTGCTAAAGAATTTATTAGCGGTGGAGTTACTAAACCTATTGCTGTTATTCCACATGGAGTGACTCCAGGGCAATTCTATCCAATAGATAAAAAAGAAGCTAGGAAAGAATTAGGTATAGATGAAAACTCTTTTATAGTATTCAATGGGAATCGTAATCAATTTAGAAAACGTATTGATATAACTATTGCTGCATTTGCTCAATTTGCTGTTGATAAACCTAATGCTCAATTGTATTTACATATGGGTAAGAAAGATCAAGGCTGGGATGTTATGAATCTATTTGATCGAGAAATGAAACGAAATAAACTTGATCCTAATAATAGAATTATTCTCACAGCTGATGTCGAAGGTCCACCAAATGTAGAAGTTGAAACTTTAAATACTATTTATAATGCTGCTGATGTAGGTGTTAATACATGTAAAGGAGAAGGATGGGGACTCGTTAATTTTGAACATGCAGCTTGCAAAGTAGCTCAAGTTGTTCCAGGCCATACATCTTGTAAAGAAATCTTTGAGGGTTATGCTCGTTTAATTAAATGTGATCATATTGATACTGATACTAACTATGGACGTGAAATGCCTTGTCCATCAACCAAACATTTGGTAGAGATCTTAAATGATTTATATAACAATAAAGAAAAATTAAAAGCTACTGCAGAACTATGTTATGAACGAGTATTAGAAAAACAATTTGAATGGGAAAGAATAGGTCTTCAATTTACTGGTGTATTCCAAGATACTTTAAAAGGTGTTAATCATTCTCTTGATAAAAAAACTAAATCTAAACCTAAAGCTGAAAAAAAAATAATAAGAAAGAAGAGGAAGATAGGTAATGCTTAGAAAGATTACCTTTCGACCTTGGGGATGGTGGCAATCAATATTCCAAGGATCTGGCTATCTTGCTAAAGTTATTAACGTTAAAAAAGGACAACAACTTAGTCTGCAATATCACAATCATAGAAGTGAGACTTGGATTATTGCATCAGGACAAGGTGAAGTATTTGCTAATGGTATATGGCAAATAGCTAGAACTGGTAAATGTATTCATATTCCTGTTAAAGGAACTCATCGCATTAAAGCTGATCAAGAAGACTTAGTTCTTATAGAAGTCCAATTTGGGGATAAAATTTCTGAAGATGACATTGTACGTATTGAAGATGATTATGGACGTGTGCAGAAAAACCCAGAATGAGTTATTTTTTTCTTAAGCATAGATTAAATTACACTTTCATTCTTTGTTTTTTTCAGCTATTCTTTTACTACACTCAATTTTCTTATGCAACCACCTAGCGTTTTATTTTTGATTCCTTGTTATGGAGGAAATATTATGGCTAGATGTTTCCATAGTTTTTTAAACTTCATTCCTTATGCAGAAGAAAATGGTATTGACCATCAAATACAAACATTAAGTACTTGTTCTCTGATCTCATTAGGTAGATCATTAATGGTTACAGCTGCTTTAAAAGATAAAGATTGGACTCATTTATTTTGGATTGATTCAGATGTTGTATGGACACCAGAACAAGTTCATTACTTATTAGCTGCTGATAAAGATATTGTTACTGGTTTTTATCCAGCTAAAAGTTTACCTTTAAAAGCTGCTTCTGGTCCTAATAAAATAAAAAAAACATTATTAGATAAATATCCTGATGTTGATAAAAATAAAATACTTCCTGAAAAACTTTTAAAAGAACAAATAAAAGAAGAAGGTGATTTTGTAGAAAGTCATTTTCTTGCTACAGGATTTATGTGTATCAAAAGAAATGTAATAGAAAAAATGATTGAACACTATACAGATTTAAATATGTCTTATCAAGGAGAAACACACTGTCATTTGTTTGAAACAATGATAGATAAAGATCGAGATAATTTATTTCTAGGTGAAGATTATTCTTTTGTAAAACGAGCAAATAATATTGGTTTTAAAAGCTATTTGGCTAGTAAAATCACTTTAGGTCATGTAGGTAGTTATGAATATTCAGAAAAAAATGAAGAAGAACTTAAAAAACATTACATTACCGAGAATGAAAATGTAATTTAACCTAGTATATAAGAAATTTTAAATTCATTCTTGGTTTCTTTGCATGTCTCGTAACTACAAGCCCATGCCAATGCTTTGGCGATTAGAAGAATTGTTTGAATTATCTACTAAATATCCTAGTGGTTTGTCTTGGCGTATAAAAAAAGCAGGAAATAAAAAAGGAGATGCTGTAGGAAAGAAAAATATAAATACGGGTTACTATACTGTTTTTGTAGATAATGAATCTTATCAAGCTCATCGTATTGTCTATTATTTAAGAACCAAAAAGTGTCCAGATAAACATGGTGTTCAACATCTTTTTTCTAACCGAAATAAAGATAACAGACTAGAATTAAAACCTTCTTATTTTACAAATGTCAAATACTGATTTTAGGTATATTCATAACATTGATCAAATTTCTAAATCTGAATTAGATGAAAAAAAATATTATGTAGGATTCCCATGTTCACATGGTCATGTGATTAGAGATAAAAAAGAACATTGGTGCTATCACTGTGTAAAAAAAATTAAATCTAATATATGTGGTTTTGATATTAATTATTTACATACAGATTATAAAACTAAGTATCAACGATTATGGAATAATATTAATATAAAAAATTTTAATGAATGTTGGGAAGTTAATCTTCCAGGGGTAAGAGCACCTCATAGAATTTGTTTTCCCTCCTATCGTTCACAATACAGTTGTCAAAAATCAGAAAATACAACAGCTCATAAAGTTATTTATACTTGTGCATGGGGTGACATAGGTTCTAATTTTGTTACTCGTATATGTAATAACCCTTGGTGTCTTAATCCTTTGCATATGATTTCTAGATGGAATCGTGAATCTTATCCAAAAAAAATTAAACCTTTTGTTGTTAAATTTGAAGCCACTAAATTAATGAGGATTAGTAAAGCAAGAATATTAAATAGAGAACAAGAAATTATTGAAGAAAAATATAGTAAAACTATTAAACATCCTTTGTCTGTCAAAGATACGCCCGATTATGATGAAGGATAGATAATGTTTTAATATAATAATGGCTCGCAACCAAGTTACACAAAGGCAGCGAACTGCAAAAGATCCTTTATTAGTCGGTACGTTTGATGAGACTTCTATTCGTTATTTAAAAGGTAAACTAGGAGGAAGCCATCAACCAAATATAGGAGGTTATGGAGGAGGAACTCTTAACCATTGGTTTAAAATTAAATTAAATACTTCTGCTTGGATAATTACAGCAAAAGCAGGTGGATGGGAAAAATGGTTTACTGTTTCTGCTTATGATATGAATAGAAATCCTATATCTGGTAGAGGGATTTTTACAGAAGATAGTTTAGAAGTTATAGAAGATGGAAAAGTATATCATCCATATACAGGCCATATTATGGCAACAGATTCTGAACTATATAATCAGTATGATTCAGAACGTTTAGATAAAGGTGATTCAAGATATTATCCATTAGATATAGGAGAATATTTAATTTGTGTATCTAGTCAATTAAATACTCCTTTCGATTATGAACTTGGTATAGTTGTTGAAGTTGCTGATTTAAGTCCTGTATTAGTTACAGAAAATTTTGATCGTTTATTATTAGAAACTGTTGGACTTGAAGATGATATTTTACTTGAAACTCCTGAAACTTATTCAGGATCAGATACTCATGACCATTCATTATCTGAATGGAAATCAGCATGGATAAGAGAACGACAAACTTATGAGAAATTTCCAGAAATTCTTGCTAGTTTAACTACTACACCATAAAAAGATGGATTCAAATTTATATACTAAAATACTTGATGAACAATATGATAATTGGAAAAATAATCATTTGATTATAGATGAAACAAATTTAACTGCTAAATTTAAAAGAGATGCTGAATTAATTCCTTATTTACAGCAATTTAAAATGTATGACTGTTAATGATGACTCTGAGAACTATTCGGACAAAGAGATTAGTGACGACACGTATTGGAAAACATATTTTGAAGATGAGACTATTTCCATGGATACATACAAAGAGCGGTTACGTTTGGCTCGCAAGCATGGCAATAAGCAAAAGCAACAGACAACTGAACGATTGGACAAAGCTAAAGAAGAACCGTCGGGTCCGATCATTGAATTTATCTATGACAGGTAGATTTGGACCAAAAACTCAAGCAATTGCTATCCGACAAGTTCGAGATTGGATGAAAGAAATTCCTATTGGTGATTCAATAAGTTTACGTTGTGAATCATGTTTACCAGAAAAACAATTTAAAATTTGGAAAAAATGGTTTTTAAAAAATGAAAGTAATGAATGGGATATTAATGATGAATTAAAATGTTTCTTTTATTTTAGAGAAGCTTAAATAGCAGTAAACCACCAAACTGCTCCTTTTTCTTTATTAACGTAATTACGTAAATTAAATGCATCATGCTTATTTAGTGTGATGCATTCTCTATGTCCATGTACTTCATAACACACGTTAACAGTTATTTGTTTGTTTCTAGTAAGTGTCATAATCTTATACTAATCAATAGAAGTTAATTATTAAAATGGCAGAACAGAAAGATGCGGAAATCCTAGAGGAAAAGAAAGAAGATAAGAAAAAAAATGTACTTGAAAAAGTAAAAGATGCAATACTTCCAGACCAAGAAGAACAAGCTGCAATAATTAGTACATTTGTACGCCTTGGAGTGTTGATTTGGTCGGGCGGAATATTGACATTAAATTACGTTTCTATCCCAGGAATACCTTCTCAGAAAATTGATCCAACATTCATAGCTTCAGTGTTCACGGGGGTTTTGGCTGGATTTGGCATTCAGACAGCGAGTAAAAAAGGCGATGGAACTATGAAAATGAATGGCGAAAATGGACAAGTAAGTAAGCAAGATATGGAAGAAATGATAACAAGAGCTGCTGCTAATTCTGCTGTACAAACTATTAGAATTGAACAAGCTCCTTTAGTAATTAAGGCAGAAACACCTAGTAAAGATTCTACATACCAGATGTAAAATTAAGAAGGAAAATAACTAAGGAGGTTTACTTATGAACAGTCCACTTTATATTCCTAATTGGCAGTATCATTCGAAAAAAAATATAACATTAGATTTTATAAAAAAAGAAAATATGCTTCGTAGAGCTTTACATCGTGGAAAGACAATAATAAAAAAAATAAGACGAATGTAATTGTTATTGTTAACAAGGTATGTATTTAATTAAATGATTAAACATTATCTTGTTAGTTATCATGATTCTCAAAATGATAATCATGATTTATGTACATATGCAAAAAGTTGCTGGGATGCTGAACATGTAGCAATAGAAGATGATTCTTATTTACATGAGCATCCTCATGCAATTACATCTATTATTGAAGAAGATTAAATATAAAAATGACTGAACCATTAGATCATGCTCGTGACTTTGCTGTAGATGCTTCACAAGAAACACGTTTAGTAGTTCAAGCTTTAAAAATAGAAAGATTAGAAGAAAAACAAGAAGAATTACGTGAACGTCTTAAAGTTGTAGAAAAATGGGTAATTGGTGCTGCTGCAGTTCTTGCAGCTGGTGTAACATTAATAGGATTTGCAACTAATATATCTAAAGCTTATTTATAAAGTATGGATTTTTATATAACGAATTCTGATATACAAGGATTAGGATTATTTACTAAAAAAATAATTAATCCATTAGAAATTTTACCTATTGCTAATTTATATAATAAAAACAATAAATTTCAATTTGATAAAACAGGAAGATCATTAGGTCCTATGGGATTTGTTAATCATTCATATAATCCTAATTGTTATTTACATTATTTATCTTCTGAAAATGGTTATTTTTTACGTGCTAATAAAAGAATAAATCCAAAAACTGAATTAACTATAAATTATGATTTTAATCCTAAAGGTTTAGCAAAAGCTCAAGATTTTAATCCTCCTTTAAAATAAGAATTAATCCACAGATGATAGACTTTAATTAAGTAATGTAAATAATTAAAATGTGGAAGTTACTTTCATTTTTGATATTAATATTTAGTCCACTTTCAGTACGTGCCGATCTTATTCACCGTCTGTCAACCAGTACATCTTTAACTGTAGGAGGAGCTAGTACAACTGGTGAACGTATCGGTTCAACATACGCAGTTAGTGGAAACAATGTGGCAGTAAGTTCAGCTCAGAACTCAGCTTTTGGTGGTTTGACTGCAGGTTCTGCTACAGCTGCACCGACAATGAAAGCTGGTACCTACGATATTGGAGTTGATAATTCAGCCTTCAGTTTTTCTGAATCATTTACTCAGGGAGATGCAATAGCTGCAATGGGAGCTGGTGTTGACGTTAGTGCTGATGGTTTAGTTGTAGATATGCCAGCTTTTGGTAATACCACAACTCAATCGGGTGGTGTTAAAGGTTCACTCGCAGGAACTATTTTGAGTTCGGGAGTCATGACTTTGACCGCAGGAGGTGCTAACACTTCGGCAGTCGGCCAATTTGTAAGTGAAATAACCGTCAAGTAGCAGTGATGAAGCGGCTTTTACTGCTTTTATTAGTAGCACCAATACCTGCTTTATCTGTTCCTGTCACGCCAAATTTTCAAAGTGGTTCGATGACATCCCATACCGAGACTACTAGTAAAGTATCAGAGACAATTTCGGTTATAGAATATCAATCTGGTTGGCAAATGACTTTAACTGGGAATAATATAACTACAGATGCTGATAGTCTATTACCTGCAGCAGTCTCAAATTCTAATACAGTGAATGGAGTGGTATCAACATGGACTGGATTAGATGCTACCAATATGCCGAATTTTACGATTAAAGATACAAGTCAGCCATGGCAATTTACTTCATCACTAAGCCAACCAGGACTGAAATCTCATACCGTAATAACGAGAGAAACAGAGATAAATTCAGTGACAGACACGGTTTCAACCTTCAGTCAGTAAAATATATTTTATTGGTTCTGTTAAATGCAGTATCACTATTACCTCAGTCAGTACGTGCAGAAAGCGTTGGTGGTGTTAGTGCATCTGCTGCTCCTGTTGCAAATTCGTCTGGATCTGTAACAAATCAAGCTATTCAAGTTTTGCAAGGTCCATATATAACTAATACCTATGGCAATGGAGTTTCATGTCAAGGACCAACCTTGAACATTACTCCCTTCGTTACGGGAAGCAATTCTTGGAAAGATCCCTACGAAAGTTCATATGATTCGCCTGTCTATGACATGACTACCGATGATGATGGTAATTTAAATAATCCAGGGAATATTTTATATTATGTCCCAACAAGAACAGGACAAAAAGCAAACAACAATCTATCACTAGGTCTTAGTGCAACCATATCAATACCATTAGATAAACGACATCATGAAGGATGTCTAAGAGCTGCATCTACACAAACACAATTAACTCAACAACTATTAGCGAATAAACGATTAGACTTTGAATTT